ATGGAAGAAAGAAAATTAAAAATTCGCTTTGGAAAATCCGGAAATGGAGGGGTAAACCCTACTATGTCTATTCCTAAAAAATGGGTAGATTCTATGGGGATTGCAAAAGAAAATAATGAGGTCATTGTTGTTTTTGATGAAGAGACTAAAACAATTAAAATCACAAAATGAAAGGGAGCAAATGCTCCCTTTTACTTTAATTTCTTATTCTTACATTGTTCTAAAATCTCAAATAGAAATGGCGGAACTTTTACCCCTAATGTTTGCACATTTTCCAACATAGATATAATTTCATTTGCCACGTAAAAACATATCGTGATAAATCGAACATTGATTTTTATCATACCGGTTCCAAGCAATAAATCAATTTTAGCGGCTGCTGAAATAATCATAAGTATTATTATTTTTTTGACAATCCCCTTGAATCCTGCTTTACTACTTAAATTTTTCACATAGATTGCTTTCATAATTCCGGAAATATAGTCAAATACCATAGCCCATAAGATTACTTTAATAGCAGCATCCTCTCCACCTGTCATATAAAAAATTATACCAATCATAATTCCAAAAATCCATGTAAACCCGTTTAAAAGTTTTTCAATAACATATAAAAATGTTACTACTATTTCTTTTACTACTTCTTTTATTATTTCCAAATTTTCTCGCATAATCCCTCCAGAAGTTTATAATTTCAGTATTTCATACCAACTTTTGTAATATTTTAATGCCTCTTCTGTGTGATCAATAATCGCAACATCTTTATATCCCTCGTTTTTAATTTTTTGTTTCCAACTTGATTCTCCAAAGTTCCTAACAGCTCTATACATCGCTGTTCTTTTAAAAAAAGAAACTCCTAATTCTTTCATAATGTGTAAGAATATTCTATCTGCTAGAGTCCTGTTAATTCCTGTGTCATTGCATTCACTGTAAAGAAAATCATGTATAATTGCAGCCGGAGTATATTTCCCTTGTGGAGGAAACAATGTCCAAAATATACGTGGAACTGATGCTCCATCTGTAATAAATCCTTTGGGTACTGTTATACAGTACCCATTTATCTCTCTTATATAATCTTGATACAATCTGCTTTTTCGTCCATCTGGAAGAGGTTCTGTGATTAACTTAGTTATCTCCATTCTCTTCTTCCTCATCTATATCAATTTTTCGCCCAGTTCCAAATACATCAGAAAATTTTTGTAGAGTTTTTTCAATGACATAAATAATTCTTTTTCTACTTAAAAAATAACGGATCAACAGCTTCGCAGGAATTGGTAATGTTTCTGTCCTTACTTCTACAAATTTTACAGCTGCATTTAGCTTTTTCTTATTTTCTCCGTGCTTAAATGAAGTTTCTGCCATAATAACTGCTCCGTCAAACAAGTTAATATATTTTTTTCGATTATATAAAATATAGATAAGTATTACTCCAGCTACTGCCATCCAAATCCACTGTTCTTGTGTAAACCCTTCAAAATAAGTTATTCCTTTATTTAATAAATTTTGCATAATTTTCCTCCTTAATCTCCTTACAATCTTTTATTTAAAAGCTATTGAGCTAGCTCCTTTGATTTGCCAGTGTGGTCCATCCACATAATTTTTAAAACAATTTCCTCCCCATTCAACTCCATATTTTTTTGTTAGTCCATGTGCTACAGCTATATGATAAATTTCTTTATAAAAATGAAAATCTCTAGCACTCCCTTTATAAACTAGCTTTCCATTTTCCATTTTTAATACTCCTATATCCACCGCATATCCTAGCCCATCATATTTTATTTGATGATTAGATTTATATCTGTATCCGTCTGCTCCTGTAACCTTATTCCCCGGTCTTGTTCTTCCTTGTTGATATAGGAGATTTTGATATTCTGCTGTTCTGACTCCTTGAGTAATTTTGAAATCATGAGGAGAAATTGCTATCAACTCTTTCATAAATTCAACTAAATTAGGATGCACCCCCTTCATTGCTTCAATCGATGCTTTACTCAATTTATACATTCTTCCTCCTTCTTAAAAATTATTTAATCAAAAAGTTATTTTCTCTATATCCTCAATCGTTGTTGCTAACTTTAATGCTGTATCCAAACTCTTAAATTGTTTAAATATTTTTCTTTCTCTTTCAGAGTACAACTCAGGAATTTTACTAAGCTCCGTATACGTAAAATCCTTATACGTATTATCCGCCAATCTCCACTCCTCTGTATCCTCCCCTTTTAATACTTTTGCGAGTAATCCTAGAAAAATTCTGTCAAATTTTCCTCGGTCTTCAGAATTTCGAACTTGAAATAAGCTCCCGTTCATTTCTAAATTCTCCTTACACAATTCGTCTCTTTTTATCTTCAATTCCTCAAGTTTTTCTTTTTTTACATCCTCAAGATTCACTATCCATTTTGTTCCACTCCATTTGTGCCAAACACTTGGTTTTTGCAGAACTATAATTTTCCCATCTTGAATAATTTCTCCTTCGTTTAGAGAAATTTCTACCCCTTCAACTGCAAGTTCTTCTCGTGTTTTTTCTTGAATATTTCCATCTTCTAATTTTGGATATTTAATATCTAAATCTGTTGCATGATAATTAGATTTCCAATCCGGATAAAATTTTTTAGGATTTTTTTTAAAATCTTGCAATGTTGTTACATAAAGAGACTCTATTTTTTCAAGTTCTTCATTATATATATGAACAATAGTAAGCATGTTATTTTTCTCCTTTCATTTCTGTTATTTTTTAGTTTGATATTTTTTGATTTGATTTAAAAATCTCTTCAAAAATCTTATTACTTTAGAAAATAAAAATCTAATAAAATCAGTACTTTATAAAAATGCTTGTCATGACATAAATAAACTTTTTTGTAAATATTCTTCTGCAGAAGAAAAAATAAAGTATTGAAATTAAAAGAGTTTTAAATTTCGAGAGTATCGAAATTTTGTGTAGATTTTTAAATCTATTTAAAAAATACCCACTTTTTTTCTTAATTTAATCAAGTCATTTCGCACCTCCTCTGGACTATCTTTAGCCACATAATGATTACTTGTAACTTGTGTTCCTCGATGATTTGCATAACTACTTGCAACATCAATTCCTCCAAGATTACTTATTAAATTAATCGCAGTTTTCCTCAATGTATGAGGGTATAAATCTCCTATCCCTATGATTCTTCCTATTTTCTTAAATCTAGCTCTAATAGCTCCTTGTGACATATTATTCCAAGACTTTTTGTATTTTGTTACAAAAAGATATTCTGAAATAATCCCCTGTTTTTCTCTATATTGAAGCCACTCACGAATAAGCTTTGAGCACTCATTAAAAAAGAAAGCATTCACAATATATCCTTCTTTCTCTTCTACTCCTGAAAAATATCCTTTTTCTAGGTGTAATTGACTTAATTTCAGCGATTGAATTGCACTTATTCTACATGCCGAATCCAAGAATAACTCCCATAAAATTCTATCTTGTAAATCATATTTCTTAACTTCTACAGACATATAAAATCTAACTTTTAGAATATCTTCTGTACTTAGAAAATAACTATTCCTAATCTTATCTTTATCACTAAACCTTAATTTTTCTAATCTATCCTTGAAAGGATGATATTTAATTTTTCTTCTCCTAACTGCCCAATCATAGAATGTACTAATTGCTGTTGTTTTATTCATAATCGTTCGTTTACTATTTCCAATTTCCCGCAGATAATTTCTATACCTTTCTATAATTTCAATGCCATGCTCTATGGTATCTTCTGACAACAGGTATCTATTCTTATCTTCCTGATGCATCCACTCTAAAAATTTTTTCATATTTTCTTGATAAGTCTTATATGTTGTTTTCTCCGTCTCCGCATGAGCTGATAAACAGCTCATTAAATATTCTTGATAAATTCTCTTATTTCTTACTGTAGTTTTCCATTTTTCCATACTCTAAACCTCCAAATTTTAATATGTTTAGAGTATAGCAAATTATTTAGTTTAGAAAATCTACATAAAATTGAAATTATATTTGATGGCACGCATACTTCAAATGGATATATTTGTACACTTCCTCCCGGATGGTTAATCTGTAACATTGAGAGCTATCTTGGGTTTCAAAATGGTTGTACAACAAGTATATTTAATACAAATCGCGAAAATAAAATATACGATTTAGAGCTTACCGAAGGTTCTGAGGGAAGTGTAAAAATACAAAAAAACAAGCTATATTTTAATGGTCGTGGAGAAGGTAATGACATGGTCATTAACAGAGTTTCTGTATTACTCTAAAAATAACCAATTAGTGCAAAAATTTTGTCATAGTAACTTCTAGTTGCTTTAACTGTAATTCGATCTCTATATAATTCTAAATATATATGATCGTTAGCTTCTCCACTTATTGAACTTCCAATAGCAAACGATTGCGGAAGTAAATTTAAATCAAGAACGGGAATAACACCCGGAGAAAGATAATTCCAGTTATTGTCTTTTCCTATAATAATTAAAAATTTATATTTTTCAGTATTTAAGTATATTGTTTTTTGTCCTTGCGAATTATTATAAATAATTTCTTTATTAAATGTGTGTAGATTTTCTAATCTATTCAAAATTGCTTTATTTGAAAATGGTTTAAAATATGATGCACTAGGATTTGTTAAATTGTTATTTTCAGTGCAATAAAACATCTCTTTTGTATTATCATCATAATAAGCGTAATCTTGATATTTTTTTCCATATTCTTTTATTAAGCCCCCATATTTTGTCACACCCATACTTTCCGCTAATCTTTTCCCCTCTAGTACAGTCCCTTCTTCAATTCCAAAGTTTTTATTAAACGCAGTATTTTTGGAAAAACTACTCTCATAATTACTGTGTGAATGCCACTTGCTCGCATAACTATTATCGTGATCATGATTCATTTTTGCGTATCTATCATCATGATAGTGACTTTGCGGTGGAAATACACGAGGCTTTCCTGTAATGCTATCCCATGTAAGTTCTATAGCTCCGGTGAGCCTTCTTGCAGCTTGCCATAGATTGTATAACGCTCTTCCTGATGCTACCTTGTTTGGTAGATCATATTCGTAACTATCAGTCTTATCTAAATTATAACCTGATTTTTTGTCTTCAATTTTTGGCTCATATTCCTCGTGTTTGTGCTGAGTTGGTGGGAATTCTTTCGGCTTATTTTCAATTGATTCCCATGTTAATTTTAGTTTAGAGAGTCTATCTTTAATTTTCTTGCACAGAGAAAATAAATATTCCCAAGTCATTGGGATTAAATCCTCATCCGGTGTACTTGATTTATTCCAACTTCTACTTCCCCCAACATTCTTATACCAATGCCCTAAGTCATCCGAGTAAGCTTTGTTTTCTTCTAAGTTACTTCTTCCTTTCAATGAGCCTACAGCAGAGACTCCATTCTCTGTATACACTTGATTTGCTATATCTCTTGTTAAAAAAATAATTCCCTCTCTTACATGAATTTCTGCTTCTGTATCTGAAGAAATTGCCATGTATACTTCATGAATAGACTCAAAAGTTGTCCCCAATTTATTACTTGGGAAAAAATCTGCTTCTACTGCCGTCGTATAAGAGTATAAGATTTCATTTGGATCATTTTCAATTTTTGCATATACTCCAAATTCTTCTGTTCTAAAGCTTTCCTCTACATTTTCATTTGAAATTTGTACTGTTAAGACTGCTGTCCCGTTGTCGTTACGTATGTTCATCACTGCTAAATCTATTTTTTTATTTTTTAGTTCTGTGACTTCTCTTAAATTTCCGGAATGTTTTTGATCACCAAAAGCAGCTTTCGTAAATATTACTTTACCCTGTCCTGCTAATGCTCTTGAAAGTAGATTTCTTCCTTCATTTGTTACAATTTGTCCATTGAATTCAGCCATTTCTGCCCCCCCCTATTTTCTTTTGTAAAAGTATACATTCCATCTTTATGCTCTGCACTAATATGATTTAAATAAAAATACACTCTCTGAGGAAGTATATTCATTTTATTTCCGTATCTTAAATAAGTCCCAATATATAAATTATTTTCTGTTGTATTCCTAAATGAAATACCTATAAGATGTTGTGATTTTTTTTTCACAACTTCTACTCGATTTATAAGTTTTTCTAAATTTTTATCCGTATTCCCTCGAATTTCTATCTTGAAAGTTCCAGCTTGCCCATCAAATTCCGGAAATTCCAAAATTCTTGAATTATCATAGAAGATATTTAGAGCGTTTTGAACCGCTCTGTTTGTCCCCTTAAGTGCGTGTATGTTAAATGATTGCTTACAAGCTTTTCTTTTTTCTTCAAGTGTCATTGTAAAATCATAAAAATCTACGCTTAATTCTTTTGCTACGAAATCTAATTCCCATTCACTCATAGTATCAATTCTCTCTAGAAATTCGAGATATTCAATATTTGATACGACATGTTTTGCTATCAATGCATCAATTACGGTTAGTATCGCTCTATATTCCTTACTTCTTTTTAAAATACTTGGTGCCAAATCTCGTATATTCGTTACATCATAAATAAAATTCTGCTCCTTCATCTCTGCTCACTTCCTTTGTAAGACACATTTATATCCCTGATGTGAGGCAGATGATATGCTTTTCCTTTGAATTCTCTCGGTTCTTTTATATCAATTCTCTTTATTCCTTCAACACTTTTTGAAACCTCTATAATATCCTGTAAATTTATACTTTCTCCCATTTTAAAAGACTTTGAGTATTTATTTAATGCTTCTTTTAAATCTTGCTCTATCACAGATTTCGATACTATCGAATTGTCATAGACCCAGTAGTCTAAATCAATATTATAGTCATGTATTTCTGGATCTTTAATTTCAATCTGGTCATTTAGCACCTTAATATCATGATCTTGAACTATGAAGTTTTTTATTTTTTCTCGTTCTTCTGAAGAAATTTTTTCAATTCCATTTACGACATAAATATCAATATAATTTGGCTTTGGACTATGTATAAAGACATCTGTGACTAATGATGATGCTTTTTTCGTCCAATATTCATATGCCCCCTGTGACCCCCCTGAAGTAAATGATTCTGGAATCAATTCAAGTCTTTTTCTATACTCTTCATCTTCTTCTATCTCCCTACCTCCTGTGACTTCCGTAATATTTTCAACCTTTTCAAAATATTCATATCTATCTACAATTTCTTTTAATTCTCCTACTAAAATTTTTCCAAGATTTCCAGCTATTTCTGATACAGCTACAACGTCTGCATAAGTACTTCCTTGAAAAATCTTGTATTCCTTTTCCGTATAAAATAAATATTTCTGATAAATAAACCGGGTTCCTTTTGGAATAAGGACATCTTTTGCTACCACTGTAGAAATATGACATCTTATAGTTGTTCTTGCTTTATTTGCTTGTAATCTCGCCCCTCTGCTTCCGTAGAAAGCTCCCTTTAGATCAAGCTTTTCCTCTCGACTAAATTTTAAAAAATTCTGCAAAGCCACATCATTCATTTGTGCCTTAATATTTCCTAATAAAGCTGCGACAGTGGAATAGATATATGTTTTTTCATTGCACAAAGGAAGTTTTTCTCCTGTTATTTCTTCATGAAATCGCAAAGCATCCGCAAATATTTTTTCTGAATCCGATTCAATTAAAATCATTTTATTCAACGACACTCACCTCGCATTCAATCTTTAATCCATTTTCTGTTACATCGCAGAGTACATTCTCTAACTTCAACCCTTGAATGTACTTGCTTATTTGTTGTTGTAATTCACCAAATATAGCATTTCTTATAACTGTTACTGGTTTATCAATCATTCTAGTGTCAAGCCCTAAATCTCGATGAAGAGGTACTGTTCCTCTTCTTGTATTCAGAAGAATAAATAATTCTCTTAGTTTTGGATGCTTTGGTATTTCTGTGCTTAATACTTTCATTCTATCCCTCCTGTAATCCCATTAACCATTTGGTTTCTTGTTTTTTGGGAGAATACATTTTCTCTTTACTTTTATTCTTCTTCTTTAATGTTTTTTTATTTTTGGTCTTATTTTTTCTTTGTCCTTGGTTTTGATTCCTAGAAGTCATTTTATTTTCAGTAGATATAATCGATCTTTGAATTCTTGGAATATACTCTTTCAATGTTAAAGCACATTCCACAATTTCTAACTCTCCATTTCCTAAAGTACTCTTAACGCCTTCTTTAAAACTTGTTAACATAAAGCCATGTTCTGACAAAGGTTTCCCTCCAAGTATTAGAGGATAATACTCTCCATTTTCACAAATTTTTTCCAACTTTAAAATTGTCCCCGGAATATCTACTAGTGAACTAATCAGTTTAATGTTAAATGAAATATTTCTTAGGTTTCGATGCAGAAACTCTGTATATGCGACTTCTCCCAAATTTTCATGTTCTTCTGTTCTTGATGAAAAATCAATATCCATCGAAGTTGGAGTTAATAGTTTATTTCTAGAGACTGTAAAGATAATATCTCCATAACTTCCTAATGTTCCAGAATGAGAAAAAAGAGAGAAATTATTTAAAAAATCTTTCGCTAATCTTCCATAATTCATTATTTTTTACTCAACTCCTTATATTTAACAGTTTCTATATCTAAAATACCTTCTTTTAAATCAACTTTTTCCGTTTTAAATCCTTTTTTTGCTTCCATGCTTCCATTTACAGAAGTATTTCCGTTTATAGTTGCATCTTTTTCTATTGTTACCATTCCCGTAATTTCTACGTCACTATCAATTTTTGTTAAATTTCCTTTTAATATAATATTTCCGTCTTCTTTGATAGTAACTATTGATTTTTGAAAATCAATTTTATATTCATCTTCTTTCGATTCACTTAAATTTTTATCTGAAAAATAACTCCCTATGATATATCCTCTATCTGTATCATCTCCAAGAAAAATACAAAATACAGGAGTATTTATTTTTGGAATAGCTGCTATTTTATTTTGAAATGTTAATGGAGACAAAATTGTTAAATCTTCTGTAATATGATTTTCATATTCTGGAAGTTTTACTTTAGCTGTATAATTTGTAGGATTGATACTATGTACGAATCCGATTGCCCCCTTAATTGCACTCATCATTTTGCATCACTCCTTTTAATTTTATATGCTTCTAACGATGTTTCAAATTTAGGGAATTTGTGTTGTATTCTAGTGACAACGTACTTTCCTGAAAACTCTCCTGCATCTAAAATTTCAATAACACATCCCGCAAATAATTCTTTGCATCCTATTATTTTTAGGCTAATCTCTATCTCTCTTTTATTGATGTTTTCCAATGTTTTCTTTGCTAATCTTTTTAAATCTCCACCTTTTGGCTTTGATTTTAAAACATATATTTTTTCCGGATTTTCTTCTTTTTCTCCAGTTTCTAGCTCTTTTTTAGTGATGACTACTTTCTCTTCTTTTTGAGTTTTCATGTTAAAAAACTTCACTTCAATGGCATCATAGATATCATTTGTCTTATCTTTTATCTGAAAATCTGAAACATTATTCAAACTTACTGTTAAAAGAGTTTTTTCTCCAACAAAGATTTCTTCTTCAAAAAGCACTAAGATCCCGTTTGTAATTTTTAATTTAATCCCTTCATCTTGTGCTATTTTATTTAAAAATTCAAAATCTGCTTGTTCTTCTTGCTTTATATTTTTTAGTAAAATATTGTCTTTTACTTTATAAAAATATCTAAGTTTATACTTATCTGCAAATTCTTTTCCCAAAGCTTCTAATGATACTTTTGCCCATATTTTGGAATGTTTACTATCTTTTGCATGTAAAGGACCAGATATTGCTTTAAATGTTGCTTCTTTCCTTGAAAATTGTCTGTTATCTATGTTATAAACACCAATCTGATGATATTTTTCTCCCTCTAATTCTGATTCCCAGTTTATTGTTTTTATTCCAAGAGTAATTTCTGTTTTTTTAGGAATTACCCAATTGGAAGTTAGAAATTTATTATTGTCGTTATTTAACTTAATAACTAACTCGTCTAAACTACCTTCTAAGTGTTCTGTAACATCTGTAGAAGTTATATATGGTAATAATTGCTCTGTAACATCCACTTTATTTATTATAAAAACAGGAGAGGCTCTCCTTGTTATAGTATTGCTAACCATGGTGCCACTCCCTCCTTTTCTTCCTTAGATATTTCAGGAATTGTCAATTCTATTCCTGCTGGAAAGATGACGAACTCGGAAAGTTCTATATTTGCCTCTAAGAGTTCCTTCATAAATTTTTCATTTCCAAACAATTTGAAACTGATTAAATCCCAAGTATCTCCTTGCTCTGTCTTATAAAGATAATCTTGCACGAGTTTCATCTCCTTCCTGTATTTTAATAATTTGTTCTTGTAATTCCTGTAATTTTCTTTCTAACGCTTCAATAATACTAGATTTTGTTTCCTCAGATACTCCTGAAAAATGATTCTGCATTGTTATAGTAATAGGAGCGCTTCTGTCTCCTTTTTTGCTATTTTCTTTTCCTGAAATTGCTGTTGAAAGTCGACTTCTTAAACTTCCAAAAATACTTTCATTTTCTTCTTTTGTAAGAACTCTTTCTCCTCGATGCAATTCCGCTATATATCCATTAAATGGAACATAAGGTAATCCAGTGGCATGACTTCCATCAACAGCTTTTTTCTTTTCTTTACCTTGTGAGAATAATAAATTTACTCCCGGTATCGATTTAATAAAATCTACTGTTTTATCCTTTGCTTTTCGAACCAATTCCGGAATAGCATTGAACAAATCTACAAAGAAATTCTTTATTTTTTCTTTCAGAGAAAACATGATTTCTTTTAGCTTTCCAAAAATTAACAATGCTTTTTCTTTTATGAAATCCCAATGACGAATAACTGCTCCAAATGGTACAAAATAAATAAGAATATTCCATCCTACCCATTTTGCTTTTTCAACAAGCCACAGGAACCCTTTTATAATTTTTTCTGTCAACCATGCTGTTGCTGAAGCTATTTTTTCTTTTATCCATCCCATTGCTTTTGGAATATTTTCTTTTATCCAATCCCAATTTTTATAAATAAGATACGCAGCGGTCGCTACTACAGCAACTAATAAACTAATAGGTCCACCTAATACTGCAATACCTGTTTGTAACGCTGATAAAATTCCTCCAGCCGATTTTACAACTGTAAATACTCCTGAAATTGCCTTTCCAAATGCTATTACTTTGGAAGTTATAGAAAATACACTTATAAATACAAGAATATTATCAATCCCGATGGTATTTAAGAACTTGAAAATATTCCATAATACTACTCCTATTTCTTTTGCTGCTTTAAATGCTTTTTTTGCATTTTCAATAAAATCTTGCCAAAATAGATTTATTTTATTATCAGTTTTGATACCAGATAAAACATTAGATAATTCATTCGCATATTGTGTAGCCAAACTTACAAGATCTGTTCCACCCTCTGTAAAAATAGCCTCTCCAATCCTAAGCTTTACATCAGAAATTGCAGATTTTAATAATGCCCATTTCCCAGAAGGACCTTCTAGTAAAATGTTTGCCATTTCTTTTGCCTTACCCTGTGCATTTGCATTTTCTCTTGCAAATTGTTCTAATGCATCCGCTCCTTGATACATAACACCATTTACTTCTTTTGTTGCAGTCAAAAGCTTGTTCATAGCTAATGACCCTTGATCTCCAAATAAATCTTTTAATAATCCTAATTTATCAATTCCCGGCATTTTAGTGACTTTTTGTAGTTGTCTTACAAAAGAAACCATGCCAATAAATTCTCCATCAGTTCCTTTTACTTGGACTCCCAATTTCTTTAGTTTATTTTGAATCCCTGAATCTGCAATTTTAGAAAAAGCGGCTTTTAAATCTCTTCCTGCTTGCCCTGATTTAATTGCTTGATCTCCCATAAGACCAACTGTGGCAGCAGTAGTAGCTAAATCCATATGTAAATCGTGTGCCCCTGCAGAAGCATATTTAAAAGCTTCGCTAAGACCTTGCACATTAGTATTACTTCTTGCCATAGTATTTGCCAATATATCTGCAGCTCCCCCAATATCATTTACTGACAGATTAAACGCTTGCATATGGTCAGAAATCATATCCGATATCATGACAAAATCTTCTCCAGAAGCTGCTGCTAAATCAAATACTCCCGGTAATGCTGCTATAATTTCTTTTGGCTTAAATCCAGCTAATGCAAATTTCTCCATTCCTGCTGCCGCTTCATCTGCTGTAAAAATAGTTGTCTTTCCAACTTCCATTGCTTTTTGCTTCAATGCTTGAAATTCTTCTGTAGTTGCTCCTGTTAATGCTTTTACTTTTACAATTTGCTTGTCGAATTGTAAATAGTCTTGTGCGGAACTTACTCCAATTCCAATTGCTGCAGCTGTTCCAACAGCTAGAGCCGTTTTTGCTACAGATTTCACTTTTTCTTTGAACTTTCCAAAGCCTTGTTTGAAATTATTAAATCCTCCAGCAATTTTTTGTTGAGCTGTTAATTCCTTATATTTTTTCTTTGTTTGCTCAAGCTCTGATTGGAGTTGGTCAAATGGAATTTTTAATTTCTTCAACTCCATCCCATATTTTTGATACGATTTGCTTTGACTTTTAATTGTTTTCTCCAATTCTTTTGCTTTCTGATTTAAAGCTTGATATTTTTGTTTTTCTTGCTCTGTCAAAGCTTTTCCAGCCTTTTTTGCATTTTCAAGAAGTTTCATCTCTCGTCTGGTTTGTACATAAATCTTATTTGTTTCTTTCATTTCTTTTTTTAGCTGCTGTTGTTCTCTTCCAACTCTCATAGCTCTTTTCAATTGTTCTTGTCTTGCACGCAATTCTTTTGCTTGTGACGCTACTTTCTTTAAGTGACCGGGAAGCATCTTATCAACATGCCCTTTTAATCTGATAATAAGATTCATTCCTTTCGATGACATTTTCTCACCTCCCAGATATGCTTTCTTCTATATGTTCAACTAAATTGTTAATCCTGTAGATGTCACAATCCATAAGGTAAGAATATGAAATATGCATATTCAAACCTAGTGGATTGTTCAGACTTATGATCAGTTCATCTAATAACTTTAGATGCTCTTCTTCTAAATCCTCTAGTCTTCTTCCCCCAAAAAATCTCGCACCACATTTCGTACTTTTGCGAAATCCCTATATGCTAATTTTAAGAATTTTTCATAATGAGTTCCTGAAGTATACTCTGCTACAAGCATATAATAAAAATCATCGAATTCTTCAATCATAGAAGCATTTCTTTTTCTTAATTTTGCATATTTCTTCTTAATATCCACAATCGAATTTCCTGTTAATTTTCCGAAGTCAAAAGTAATTACTTGCCCATCTTGCAATGTTACTTTTCTTACTAGAGAATCATTGTCTGTTTCTACTGTTAACTCTTCTCCATTTTTTAATGCAATTTCTTCTTTTGCTTTTTCTAAAGCATCTTCATGATTATATGTTTTTTCCATCTTCTCCTCCTATGCTAATATACTTTTTAATTTTCCATATAAGTCTATGCCATTTACAATAGCAGTCCTATTATAAACATCTATTTCATGAACTATTTCCCCATTTAATTCTTCTTTAAAATAGGTTAAAGCGATTTCTACTTCTGTTTCATTTTTAGTCGCTTTTCCAAATTCTCCACCACCTGTTTTTTTCACAGTTCCTTTAAAAGAACACACGATTTTTTGTTGTTCTCGATTATGAGACTCTGTGTCCGTCAATAAAATAGCTGCTGTTGCAGTTAAATTTACATTTCCTGGACCTAACATAATATCTTTACAACGATTTATAAATTTTAAACTCAAAGTCATGCTTGAAAATGCAGTTGGAACTGTTACATCATGCTCTATTACTCCAAGCCCTGTTACTGTTTCTGCTTTATGCTCAACATCAGGTAATGTAAAAGTTGCTATTCCAACTAATTCATTACTTCCATCTTTACGAATGATTGCGTCCTCAATAATTGTTGATATTAACATTTATTTCCCCCTTCCCTATTGTTTAAATAATAATTTTAGATATTCTGTATCGTATTCCAGAATAAACTCTAAAGTTTCTCCTGGAATAATTGCTCCTAAGTAAATATGCCATTTAAACTTTCCTGCAATCATTTCTTGCTGTGGATTTTCAGCTGGCAGAAATTCTACTCTTCCACCCAAAATCTTATCTTCTCCTTGTAAAGAGCTTAACCAAACATTGATGTTAGTTTCGATGCTTTTTGCTCTTGAAGGTGTCATTCCTTTATCCACTTCATTGATATTATTAAGCATAATCATATTTCCTATATACTTAAACATTCTTTTTACCGGAATCCATACATCCTTAGGATCTGTATTCCCTCCCGGTTGGAATACAGAAGTTCTATTTCCCCAAAAGACAGTTCCATTCGGTTGTCTAAGGATAGTAGAAATCCCGTTCTCATTCAATAGATTTGCTTCTGCTTCATCTAAATTTACTTTTTTAAATTCGCTTCCATCATAGTATCCAATTCCTTCCATTTTACAATTTTTATTAGAAGGACTTTCACAAGGGACACCATCAAATCCTGCATCTACAGATTGCATTAGTAAAGCAGTAACAGTGGATAAATGGAATACTTCTTCTCCAATATATGGACAACCCCAAACAAGTATTTGATCAGAGTCAATATAGTTTTTCTCTTTTTTAAAAGAAATTGCTTCTCCATATTTCGTTGTATTTGGAATTTCTGGAATAGATATCGATGCCCATTTATCATTTATTACAGATGCTTTTGCATCTAAAGCAGCTCTTACTTTTGCAGTAGAAAAATCAGGTGCTACAACACAACTTGGAATCATTGAGTATTTTGGAAAAATTTCTTTCAAACATTCCAATCCTTTTGCTTCTAATGTTTGTGGATCAATACTTCCAACCACATCGTTTTCTGTTACTTTTGAGATGTCTAAGAAATTATAGGATACATCTACTTTTGTTACAGAACTTTCCGTTGATTTTAATTGAATTGTTAATTTCCCATCTGGCTCAAAAATATAGGAATATTTTTCTTTTGCAATAGGTAAGGAAGTAGCATTATCTTTAACAATCAATGTTTCATCAGGAATAATTCCTAGCTTTTCTAAAGTTACCTTATATTCTTTCACCACCAAAGCAGTTTCTTCATGACTTGTTTTATGTTTTTTAGAATCACATACATTGATAACTACAATGGGTGCTATATTGTATACATTAAAAGCCAAATATAAGGCTTCGTTGATACTAAATCCTTTTACATTATTAGCTCCTCCAAAATATACTGCCGCATCTTTACTATTTTGGATTAAAACAGGTGTATTTACACAAGAAATATCTCCCATATTTACTGTTCCTGTTCCTACAATGACAGTTGGCATTTTTGCAGATAAAAACATTTTTAATGCTGTTTCCTGTTCCTTTACCCGTGTACCATGTGTAAATTGGCTCATTTTTTACCTCCTAATAATTTTTACTGTATTCTTCTAAATCTACAAAGTTCTTTTCATATTCTTTATAGTTTTTCATACTTCGAATTTTTTTCATATGTCCTTCCGTATATAGAGATTTATGTTTTACTATCAAACCCTCTTCCATAATATTCTCCCCTAGATAGATATATGTTTTTTCCTGCATAGTACTTTCTTCTTTTCTGTCTGTCTTTCCCATCTTACCTCCTTATATAATTTTCAAATTATTGTCATAATAATCTCCATGAACAATAAAAGGAATATTCAGTTGTAGTATAATATCGTATGTCCAATGGTCTTTTGATATTAATTCTTCTTGCAAATAAGAATCAATGTTGTCCAAATTGATAGAATAATCAAAACCATCTCGATTTTGTAGTGCAGATGGATGTTTTGTGAAATAATATACTAAATATTCCCCAATGTATGTTACTTCAAAAAATCCATCTTCAATATCTTCATTTTTTATTTGAATCCGAATTAAATAGTCTGTGGTCTTTGTACATTCCCCATTTTTATATTTTTGATTTGAGGCTAAAGGTCTTATCAAAACAAAAGGAGCTAACTCTTCTTCTACTTCTGTTTTTCCTTTCGTCAATATTGATTTCACTTTATCCTCAACTTTTTCAGGCTGCGGAGCAATTTTTATAAATCGAAATCCTTTGATTCCAGCTTCTTCAAATGCTTTTTGAACTCCTTTTTCCAAGGATTCCGTATACCTTTTCAATGGATTTATTATCCCCATACTTCATCAATCCTCTTTTCTAATATTTCGGTAAAGGTTTGTTGTACTTTATCGAAAATAACTTCATCATCTAATTGTAATCCCATATTTCTTGTTGATACAGAAGTAGCATTGGTAATTTTATGTCTTTCTTTCCCTACTCGGAACATCAATTTTGGAGTTCCGTTTTTCCAAAATGCCCAAAATAAAGTTTTCCAAGAAAATTGTGGATTATATTTTACAATATGTGTCTTAATATAATCCTTACTCTTTCCCGGTTCTTTTTTAGAAATGTCAAAACCACTTAATTTGTTTCTTTTTGTATTTCCAAGTAACACAGCTTCTAAATTTGTGGTTTTTGTTTTCATATTTGCCCCTGCTACAGCACCTTTTTCTATGCTATATCGTCGATAAATTGCTTTTACATCTTCTTTTTTTGCTACTTGAATAGCTTTCCTTAATGCCTCTTTCACAATTTTATTTTCTAAATTTCCAAAGTGTTTCCCAATTTCTTCTAATTTTTTCAAATTTTCTTCTGATATAGACAATACAAACATCTTTACTCCCTTATTTTCCAGCAAATCTTTGCAAATAGAAGTGAACTATCCCCAATCTATTTACAATATCTAAAATAAGATATTTTTCTTTATTGACTGTTGCTTCTTCGCCGATTTTCAATGTAACTGGAAAGTCTTTTTTACGAATAGATACTTTCATTCCTTCTCTAATAAGAATATCTGCATCCATTGTTTCCATAAACTTTCCAGTCATTTTTGGATTTATATGTTGTTTTGTAATGACAGCATTTAATCGAATCCCGCAAAAATCAACTCTTTCTGCAAAATCTGTAAAAAAGACGGATTCAATATCTTTTTTAAAAGTTGGATTCATATCTATTTATCCCCTTTTTTATTACCTTTTCCTTTTTTTGCTTCTTCTATTACTTCTTCTGCTCTTTTTTCTATTTCTTCATCACTTTGCCCTTTAGTGGGATTTTCTTCTGTATTAAATACTGCCATTACTCCAATATTTTCTGTTGAAACTTGATTATCCTCTATTTCGGAAGTTGCGAACTCCGCAACTCCCAATTCAATAAGTCTTTCTACTTCTTCTTCCTCAATTTCAAAAATATCTCCTGCTTTATACAGTTTTTCTCCTGTGTAAATTTTTTCTTTTGCCAATAATTTTTTCAT